GCATCACGTATTGATTTAGAGCACACTGAGAAGCGCTTAGAGGCTGCTCTAGCGCCTTTTAAAGATCGTAAGTGTTCTGTGTCTCTGCTTCACGGAGATCTCTCTGAGGGACAAATGAGAGCCCTTTATGAGCATGATAAGATCAAGTGTCTTGTAAACATTGCTCACGGAGAAGGATTTGGACTTCCATTGTTTGAAGCTGCAAGAACTGGTCTTCCAATCATTACAATTCCATGGTCCGGTCAATTGGACTTCTTGCGTCATGATGGCGAGGATCTGTTTACAAAAGTCGCATACTCAATGCAACCCGTGCACAAACAAGCTGTATGGGATGGCGTTGTTCAGAAAGAGTCGATGTGGGCATATGCTGATGAGAACTCATTCAAGGATGCACTAAGTTGGATGTTAAACAATCATGATGCTGCTTTGACAACAGCAAAGACTTTGCAGGGTTTGGTCGAGACAAAGTTTAGAGCAGAGAAGCTTTATGAAGGATTTTGTAATGCTATCGTAGAGGCCGATCCTATTGAGCAATTAATTGACTTGGAGGCGATGTTATGAGATTAGGTTTTGTATCTGACTTTTATTATCCTTCGATTGGTGGCACTCAAATGCTTTGCAAAGGTATTGCTGAGTGGTTTCGAGATCAAGGTCACGACATCGAGGTCATCACCTCCGCAGACAAAAACAGGGAAGATATGAATTACCCTGTTCATGAAATTAAAGGGACTAATTTTATTAATCGTCCGTATAATTTAGAAGGATACAATGATATCTTATCTGAACAAAAATATGATGCACTGTTCGTGTTAGCAGATTTGTTTTCACCATCTATCTTGTCGCTTGACTCTGAGATAGTTCGTAAGACAATCCTTATTTTGAATTTAGATGAAAACGTTTATCGATGGATTCATGAAGGCAAAATCAAAGATTTGAATGAGAGAATTGAGGCAATTAAAAAATATTCCCACATTGTTTCATTTTGTCAAGGTGCGCCCGTCAATAAATTTTTGGATGAAAATGATATAAAGTACCATTTTATTCCAAATTTTTCTAGAGATGTTATTTACGGAGAAAAAGAGAGAAAAATAACTAAAGATAAACTTGGTATAACAAAAAAAATTATTTTCAATCATGGAAATTATGAAATTAGAAAAAACCAACACACGTTAATGAAAGCTTTTTTGGAATCTGGCTTATCTAGTGAGTATGATCTGGTACTGTTGGGATCTCCAAGAACCTCTGATGATAAAGCATATTTCAATATTTGTTTAGATTTAAAAATAAAATATGATAAAACAAACTCCATAAAGATGTTCAAAGGAACTAACAATCAAGCATTGATAAATCAAATGTTGAGCATATCAGATATATATTTTCTGCCTTCTTTAGCTGAAGGATTACCTCTCGTTTTATTGGAAGCTATGTCTGCTGGCTTACCTTGGATTTCAACACCTGTCGGCGGCGTACCAAAGGTGCTAGGAAGCCTGAGTAGTGGAAAGGTAATGAAAGATATAAATTTTCAAGTAGTTGATTTTTTAGAATCCATAAGAGAAGTTGAAAATAAAAACAGTAGAAAAGATTGGGAAAAATATTTTACCATTGAGAGAGCTGGTAAACAATATGCAGAACTATTGGAGTTGAAATGAAACAACCTATAATTATATGTGGCCCGCATGGCGGCGGCACATCTTTTACAACGAAAATGCTAAGATTCTCCGGCTTGTTTGTTGGTGCAGATGTTGAACCATTTTCTGCTAGAAAATTTCATGAGTCAAAATGCTTTAGAGATATCAATATGAGAATATTTAAAGTTTTAGGAGGAGATATTCATTGTGGATCAGAGAATTGTCTGAGAAGGTACGTAAGAAACTTTCAGAACGATAGTAATGTTAACAACTTGTTAATTGAAATCGAGCGTTCTAAAGACCAATTATTGAATACTTTTTCCTCAAATGATATGTCCCTATTGAGTAAGCCCTGGGGATGGAAAGACCCTAGAAATTCAATTAATTTGTTTTTTTGGACAAAAATATTTCCAGATTCAAAAATATTGATGATAAAAAAAGACGAGAGAAATAAAAAATCTAAATCCGCATCAGGCAGGTGGTTTAGGACATGTTCTGAATATGAAAGGAATTTTTATTTTAATCCAAGTAGTGTATTTGATCTAAACAAATGTAGTCAAGAAGTTAAAGTTGTTAATTTTGAGGAAATAACAACAAAACAAGAAAAATTTGACGATATGCTTGAATATTGCGAGTTAGGTAGTGTAGAACTGAGAATGGCTCTAAAGGAGTGTGGGTATGAAGGCTAATAACATTTTTATGTTTTGGGATGAGGGCTTAGAAAATTCCCCATATGTAGTTAAAAGATGTGAAAGATCTTGGGTTGAAAAAAATCCATCATATAATTTTATTTTCTTAGATAAACAAAATGTTAAAAAATATATAGATCTTGAATGGCTTAGGTCATCCAAGGTGCCTATAACCAAGCAAGCATTCTCTGACATACTTAGAATTACTCTTCTTAAGAAGTATGGAGGTATTTGGGTTGATGCTACATGTTATTGCAATAAGCCTTTGAATTCTTGGTTACACAAGCATTGTTTTTCTAACATGTTCGCATTTTCAAATCCAACAAACCTTAGAGCTTCCGCTAGTTGGTTTCTATATTGTGAAGAAAATAATATCTTAATAAATAAGTGGGAAGAAAAAACCAGAGAGTTTTGGACAAATAGGTCTGAACCATATCAGTATTTTTGGTTTCATAGTTTGTTTAATGATATAATAAAAGAAGAGAAATATCTAAACATGTGGAATAAAAATGTAGCCATAGAGTGTGGAGTTGATTTAAATTACGGACCACACAGGTTTGTACCATATCAAAAAAGCTTTACTACTAAAGATGACGCACTTGAAAACTTAAAGTCACCAGTCTATAAGCTATCTTGGAAACACAAACTAAAAAAAGAAAGCAGCGTTTATTCATTATTAAATAGGAGTATTTCATGAAAGTTTTAGTAACCGGTCATAAAGGCTATATTGGGAGTCACATATTCTCCGAACTGCAACGTCTCGAACACGAAGTGCGCGGTATCGATATCAAAGATGGGGAAGATATTCTCCACTGCTTGCCAAACGAAGATTTTGATTATGTCTTTCACCTCGCGGCACAACCGAGAGTTGAGTTTTCCGTGCACCACCCATCGTACACAATGAAGCAAAATGTTCTTGTGACCTCTACGCTATTGGAGTGGGCAAAAGATCATGGTGTAAAGCGTGTAATCTTTAGCTCCTCAAGCGCCGTAAATGGTGATGGAGACGGCGTTCCTAAGTCACCCTATGGATTGCATAAGTTAATGTCGGAAATGGAGTGTAGGCTATTCTCGGAGCTCTATGGGCTTGATACGGTATGCCTTCGATACTTCAATGCTTACTCCGAGGATCAAGACTTCGGAGGATCATACTCAACGGCTATCTGTGCATGGATGGAAATGATCCGACAAGGAAAGCCGTTACGCATGGATGGAGATGGAGAACAAACACGAGACCTCGTTCATGTTGAGGATATTGTCCTCGCAAATATCTACGCTATGCAGTCAACGAGTTGGTTCGGAGGCAAGGCATACAACGTTGGTTCTGGTACATCGGTCTCAATGAATTACATCAGAAACTTCATAAATGAACGTCATGATGTTGAATGGAATAACGCTCCAGAACGTAAAGGAGATGTAAAGCATACTCTCGCTGATATTAGTGAGACGAAAAAGGACCTAGAATTTGAGCCTCGAGTTTCAATCGAAGAAGGACTTTCTCGATGTTTTTCTCAAAAAAATTTAAAAAAACACTTGACAACCCATATCATCGGTGATATAATAAGAATATAAGTCTATAGGAGTAATATTATGGATCATAAATTATCAAATCAAGCCGTCGGTGCAATCATGATGGCTCTTCAAAAATCATTGCTTGAGCAAAGCGATATCACACCAGTGTTGCGAGGCTTCCAAATTCAAGTCGATGACGCAGGTCAATTGGTTGTGATGAACCCTCCAACTGTTGAAGTCAAAGATTCAATAAAGGTTGACAAAGATGCCTAGATACACTTACAAGTGTCTCGAATGTCTTGAATCATTTGATGTTGTTCATGGAATATTTGATGAACATTATACTTGTGGCTTCTGTCATTCTCACAAGATCAAGAGAGTGCCTCAAGAGCTTCACATACGCCCTAAGCCTACCACCCAAGGTGGTAAGGTAGGCGATGAAGTAAAACGTGCTATAGAGGAAAATAGAGCCATTCTGAAGGAAGAGCGAAAGAAAAGAGTGGAGTTGCCTGATGACTAGTATTATACTTGGAACATGCTTTGGCGTGTCCTTGGTAGCAAATATTGTGCTGGTTCGACTTGCGAGTTGGCAATCAAAAGATCTTGCGAATGTCTCCGATAACGTTGGAGATCTTGTCGAGATCATTGAGAGTTACAGAGGTCACCTAAAGAGCGTGTATGAGCTTGACTCCTTTTACGGAGATGAGACCTTAAAGGGACTATTGGAGCATACTAACGCAGTCAGAGCACTATTAGAACAGCAATATGGTGACGTTATGTCGATAACTGACCCGATTGAATATGAAATTGAAGAGGAAGAAGATGCCGAGGAAGAGATCAGCCAAAAAGAAAAACATGTACTTTACGCAGGTACACGAAGACGCGATAGTTAAATACTGTTCAACAGATGATATGAAGGTAAAAGAAAAGTTGTATGGAGACCTGATACAACCAGCCTTCTCTCAAATGGTTGATAAGATTGTTTTCACATATCGCTTTACAACCCTGCCAGACATCGACGATCTTCGAGAAGAATGTAAGGGTTGGCTTGTGACCATTTTGGCGAAGTTTGATCCAAATAAAGGTCATAAGGCATTCTCGTATTTCTCAGTTGTTACAAAAAATTGGTTCATTCACAAGGTCAAGAAAAATAAGAAGCGTCTTGAAAGAGAGGTGTCGTATGACTCTGTTGATTATGATGTTGAACGAGATCTTCTTGACAAGGGAGAAACCTATCAAGAACAGACTATGCGCAAAGAGCTCATGACCAACTTAAGAAGTGAGATGGAATCGTGGAGACCAGATTTTCAAAAAGAGTCAGAGAAGAAAGTTTACGATGCCGTTATGGTGTTGTTTGAATCAGCAGAGGATATTGAAATCTTCAATAAGAAGGCTATATATCTATACCTCCGAGAGCTTACCGGAATGAATACAAAGCAAATTGTCGTTCAACTTAACAAAATGAGAGCTAGATATAGAACATTTAGAAAAGATTGGGACAACGGCGAAATTTAAAGTAGAACTAATTATTACCATGAGCAGCAAAGATATTATAGATGAAGCAATCACAAACATCAGGGAAGATCGCGAAACTACTCGCGAACTCCTTGATGATGCGATGCGATATTTGGCCCAAGACATGTCTCGACATAGAGACATAGGTCAAACCCTTGCGAAGTATGTAGAAACGCTTCAGAGGTCAAATGAACAGCTTGTGAAGCTATGTGGACTACTATCAAAGAACGAAAAAACTGAGGAGTTGACCGATAAAGATTTTGCTCAAATATTTGATCAAATTCAAGATTCGGAGAAAAAGTAGTGAAGAAGTACATCCCAAGGTCGATACAAAACGTTTTCGACAGAATTGAAGCCTTCAATGAAAGTATTACAGAAAAACTGTTCTCGACAGATTTGCCGACAACCTTTGAGGTTATTGTGTATGCACAAAAGAATCCGGAAACTAAAACTCCACCAACGACAACCAGCGAAATAACCAACTCCTCAAATATAAGTAATTACTATTTCTTCAAAGCAAGGTCTTTATCGGGACATCATGATCACCTCACACCACCAGAGTCTGCAACCACGATTGACCAATATGAAAGATTTAGAAATGCCCACTTTCAGGCAATAATAAAAAAGAAAGACATCAATAGATTACCACAGACTGGGGATGTTTGGTTGGCAACAGAAACTGGCGCCAATCTTGTTACTCTCGTTAGTTTTGAAAGGTCAATATTACTTAGATTTAATTCAGACCTTGCCAAAAATACGAAGAAGCCTTATACAACTGGTACGGATGTCGTTGGAACAAACGGTGATTATTTAACAAGCGAAATATCAGCTGGAGAAGCTGATAGGAGACAATATAATTCTTCAACGGTTTCTGCTAACTCTCCAATCCCACCAGTAAATGCTACGCAAAAAAAACTTTTAGACTTTATTTCGAAAAGGGAAGGCTCATATAACGCATCCAACAATGGAACAGATCGCCAAAAGAAGATACGCAATTCCATCCCAGGAACTTCATATGTAGCAGAAAATTTTGTAACCTCGACAAAAAAAAGATCTGACCAAAAACTTCTATCGACAATGACGTTGAAGGAAATAATTGCACTACAAAAAGGTCGCAACCCCTACTTAAGCCCAAACGCTGGTCACAAGAGGACCTTGTTCGCAGTAGGAGCATACCAGATAATACCTGAGACTATGTTTTCAGCGATTTTAAGCTCTGGTCTGAGTGATACAGCCATCTTCAACGAAGAAACACAGGACAAGCTAGGACTAGCTTTGATATATGGAGGCAAACGTCCAAAACTAAGAGATTACCTTAGAGGATCAAATTCAGTAACGCTCGCTCAAGCCCAGACAGATTTTGCTCTTGAGTGGGCCTCCGTCCCTCTTCCATCGGGCAAATCTGCGTATTCTGGTACAGGTAACGAAGCTGGTCATACATCAGCAGAAGTCCAAGCTGTTCTCAAGCAGGTTCGCGCCTTAAATATTCAAAATGGATTCACGGTATAGCAAATGATATTTAGAACAACATATAGAAGTCAAATGGCTTACAATGCAATCATTCATGAAAACCGATTTTTCATAGAAGAAGAGATTGATGACGAAATTGCAAACATGTCTAGAAAAACAGGATTATTTCTAACGGACAACAATGAATCTCTACCAGTATTCGCCCCAGTGGGTGGATGCGAAAAAATATTTTCTAGGAAAGAGTCTGAATCTGGAGACAAATCGGGAGCCAGAATTGTATTGACAAGAGACAACTTCGGACACAGGGCAACAGGCCTTGGTGGAGCAGGAGCAACTAAGTGTGAAGCAATTGATATTGTAGCTGGATCGCTATCTTGCTCTAAAGAGTTAAAGAACGGAAAGACTCAATCTAGAGCAAACTTCGCAGAAGACGGAGCAAGGATATATCTTACAGAACGTGGAGACATAAATGCATACTTCGCAACAGCAAAGTCAGACAGCGCAGGTGTTTCAGCAAGCTCTAAGATGAAATCAGGCATCGGGATCAAATCAGACCACACATTAGTTATCGGTCGAGAGCGAGTTCGAATCTTGGCTGGTGTATCAAAATATGATGGTGGAGAACGGCTAGTAACAGGGAATCAGCCAACAAAACCTATCATTGAAATAGGGGCAACTTCATCAGAGAGACATCACAAAGCAGTTCTTGGAGATAATTTGGTAAAATATTTAAAAGAAGTAAATGACACCATTTCAGATTTGAATCAAAAAATAGCATCTATTGAAATTGATTTATTGAGATATAAATTTGCTATGGCGAAACATGTACATCCCGGCGTCGGACAAGGAGTCGTTATAACGTTTCCAGATTTTTCCTCGGCAGTACCAGCATTTTTAGATTCAGTTCCAGACACTTTGAACACTATCACATCGACAATTGCAGATGAATACAATCAAATCATAACAGAGCTAAAATACTTTGGGCTGCCCAATTTAGGTATTGAAGGGTCCGAAGATCATAAAATCCTTAGTTCAACAGTTTACATAGGAGAGTAATATGTCGGAAAGCAAATTCAAAAACCTACAGAAGGAAGTCTGCGATCCGGAACTGGAACCACAACCGCTAAAGAAGTTTTGTGCCCCCTGTGTTCCCAATGAAAGTTATATTGAACCCGACTGGGAGTTTGTAGAGATAGCAGAACCTTATCTTAATGAGAAACAGTGCGAATATCAGATAACAGTTGCGGTCAACAAGTTTGGTGATTCCTTTTCAGCTAAACAGTTCAGAGAACTCAGAGGAGGACAAGAAAATTTTCGTTCTCGAGAATCTCTCTTGAGATCATTCATTCACCCTGCGTTGGTCCTCATATTAGAAGAATACGGAAAACTGGTTGCTGATCAGATAATTTGTGCAACATTTCCGAGCATTGATGGAGAGCCAACAGAGATCATAGCTGAACTTGACTCATTTGAGGGGGCTTTTGTCAAATTGTTGGAACAAGAAGTCGACCGCACAAGAGTTAGATGTGACGACTTTGGAACGTTCGCCTTTGAAGAAATCAATCCATCCGAACCATTTGACTTTCAAAGAACGATCATTCAAATGGGATCCAACGATCAAATTCAAAACCCGTTTGCTTTGGAGCTTTATACGAGAGTTAATGACTTTTATATTGACCCAATCGAAGACATACTGAAAGTCCACATAGCAATCCCTGCATTTATTTTAGATCAAGTCCCTGAGCTCCCTTCTAGAGAAGAGCTGGAAGAAGAGGCAATTACGACGAGAGAAGAGGTTGTTTTAAAAGTAGATAAGTTGTTTGGACAAATGAAGCGTCTCGAAGTGTCCCTTCAAGCATTTGGCAAGTATCAATCTTATTTCTATCAGACACAGAACGGATTTTTAAAGTTTAAAGAATCCAATAAAGACTTTTATGCAACAAGGATGTCTTCAAAAATAGGGCAGTTTTACTCTTCGCTAAAGCAGCTCGCAAAGAAGAATAAAGTAAATATACGGTCAAACATTCCTAGCGTCACAATGCTAAATGCAGACAACGTTCGAATAGAATTTAAGAAAGGTCCAAATGGAAACCCATATGTAATTAAAGCTATTTACGCTTGGAAAGAAGGATGCGAGGAAAAGAAGCTACGAAAAGGTATTAAGAAGTTCAAGCAAACGTATAATAAGAAGCCAACGGTAATGAATTACGTAGCTAAGCTAAACGATATCGACATGACTCTTCAGGCTAGAGAGACTCCTCCATGGCTAGACTTTCTTGTAAAATACACATATCCATTGATAATAGTGGATTATGGAACTTTAAATATGCAATCTGTTGGAGATACCCTAGGAAAGTGTGTAGAAGAGAACGTTAGAGAGTTTGGCGGAGAACTCAAAGATTATATACTAAGCGAAGCTTTATCATTCATGGACTCTCTGTCGTTCCAGTATTCATCAGCTGCCTCTTGTGAAGAGCTATATTCAACGGAGAACCAACCAGAAACCAAAGAGTTTGAAAAAGACTTCGGACTTAGCGAAGGCCTCGATGCAAGAAAGAAAACCAAAGAGCAGCAAGAGAAAGTAAATCTTGAAGAAGATTTTTTACCAGCAAAGACTCAAGAGCTAAATGAAAGAATAGATATCATGAGACAAGAAAAGCAAGACAAAACACTTGCTCTAGAATCAGCTTCTCTTGAATTAGAAATGATCTCAGCTAGTCACATGGCTGGTGCTTCCACAACAAAAGAGCTAAGAGATGCAAAGACAAAATATAAAAATTTAGAAAAAGCAATAGAGAACATAGACACTAGAATTAGTGAGATTGAAAAACAACTGAAAAAGCTACCAGACAATTACAAAAAAGTTGCTAGAAAACAGTTTCGGAAAGATAGAAAAGCCGCAGCAAAAAAAGCAAGACGCAATGCGAAGAATCACCCGTATACAAAGAAGGCTGCAAAGATTGCTATGGATGAAATAAAAAAGAGCGATACCCTGTTGGCGTCTTTGATTGATTGGGAGAAGTACGAAAAAGATGGAAAACTTTCACGCAAGAAGTTTGAAAGAAACGAGGACGAAAGTTTCTTAAAAGATGTATTGTCTCGTCTCTCAATTTGTAGTGCAAACACCCTAACTGTGAACGCAGTACGTTGTTTGTTTTCCGGAGTCACTAAGGAAAGAGCATTTGACAAGATGTTTAGATCCGCCATGAAAGCTATGGACTTAGATGTATTTGGCTTCTTCATCGGAGGCTTGCCTCCCGATGCTCAAACCGAGCTACGTCAAAAATTTGAAAAAGAATTTGGAAACATTCCACTACCTTGGGAAGAAAATTATGATCCTGGTGCCGGCAAAGATAACCAATATAAATCATACTTGGGATCAAAAGAAAGGGTAGACAAGTCCAAAGAAGAGCAGATATCAAAATTAATAGAAAACTATGATAAGATGATATTTCTAACTCAAAGTCAACTAGACGCCGTTCCTCCACCCGCAAATTTCTTCGATGCAGACGTAGGTGAAGAATTTGCAAAAGATCAAAAACGAGAGAGACTGACGAAATTGCTAGAGCAGCAGACCAAACTAAGAGATGATGCAATGAGCGATTTGGCTTACGCACTGAAGCAAAATGAAATTAAAGAGTCGGAAAACACCGTGCAACAAGGAACAGGTGTGGATTTTAAGGACCTATCGGATGAAGACAAGAACAAACTCATTGAAGAACAAAAGAAAGGTCAAGGAACATTTGGAACTGCACTTGGAAATATTCAACAAGAAGTGGTAGATGCCTACATCGAATATATTTTTGACGTAATGAACATTGAACAAATTGGACAAGCAATGTCTCAAGTTCCCGGAGGAACATTGGTGTTCAACACTTTAGATCAGATTTTTAAATGCTCCTCTCAAGGATTGTTTAATCCGCCATTATCAAGCTTTCTATCCTCTTTCTCATTGGATGTTTGTGGTCCGACTCGCCATGTTGGAATCGCAGTACCAACTAAAATGAAAGAAATCGAAATGCCCAGTTTTAGTAAAGCATTTTTCATTCAAAAGCTCAAGAATGCATTTATAACAAAGATGGAGACCGTAATAACAAAAGTAATCACAATGCTTTTGCTTAAACTATTTGAAACTATCGATAATGCACTGTGTAAGTCGCTGAACGCTATTGGCCAAGCTGCCATAGGGACACTAACCGGAGGCCCCGGAGCAGGACTCGATGAAGCCTTTGCCGATGCTTTCTGCCCTGATGCGGATGAAGACGAATTGAACAACGTAAAGAAGAATGCGTTTGGCAATGCCTTAGGTAAGGGCGCTGCTCCGGACTCTGCATACGATTGCTTATTTAAAGCTATTAATGGAACAATGTCCAAAAGAGAAATTATTGATCTCCTAACAAACACGCCAAGCAACATGGATGATGCAACAGCTAACAAATTTGCACTCCTTGTTAATTCCCGCTGCCCTGAACTTTCCGATCTTCTTGGAGACTCTGAGGACGTGAAAGACGCTTTTGGTTCAATGGGCAGATATATCCCACCAGAACTCAAAGACTATCTCAGGAACCAAACGAATGATGATTTAGATGCTCCAATATATGATGCCATCTGTTTAACTCAAGATGAGTTGGATTTGTGGAATGCCAAGAGGAGGCAATTATATGAAGACAATGGTCTTGATGCTGAGACCGCCGAGGAGCTCATAAATAAAGCTAACGAACGCGCACTTGATAACCTAGGTTCTTTAGCGGACATACTTCAAAAAGGCCCTGAGGGCCTACTAGAGGAGGCGCTAGATGCTGTTTTAAAGCAAGCTGATCCTGCCTGTGCGAATGATCCCGCTGCAATCATAATGGAGGACGAAACTTTTGCTCAAGACAAAAAAGATTTATTGAATGATTATTTCAAAAGAATTGAAAACAAGTTCCTCCAAGATTTAATTGGAGAGAAAGGCTCGCTGATCGGCAACATACTAATCGACACACAAGGAAACCACCTTCAGCAGCACGATAGACGAGTGAAACTCGGAGATAGAACCGTACTGTATGCGAACTATGTAGATACCGAGCAGCAATGGGAAGAAAGAAATACAGGGTTTAAGAAGCTTTTCATGGAAAAGAAGAGAATGAACGGTATGTTACCCGACACCGTTGGTCTCCAAATGTTGAATCAACTTAAAGAGATGGAGTTCAAATATAAAACAAACAAAGATGAGCCTCAACTAAAAATGAAGTTTGAGACGACAATAGATCAATTGATTTTTGACGATGACTACAAAACAGTTTTAAACTATAAATTAAATCACAATAAGAAATCTACACAAAGAGCATTCATCCGAGAATCCGTACAGGGAAAGTTTGGCACACCAGATGTAGAGGTTGTCTTGTCTGCAAAAAGAAATCAGATATTTGACGATGAATCCATTTCTGCGGCGAACTACAATTCATACCCTAATGAAGTCAAGCTATTCATTGATCTTCTGCAGAAAGCTTCAAAATCACCATCCCCTCCAACGACATCAAAAGCAATGTCCTTGTTTGATAATCTAAATAATAAAGTTTTGTCGACAATCCGAGACGCTATTGTGGAGACTCCAAATGGAACTACACCTGTTGGGTTTAATTACGGATACGAAGATGAACAAGCTGTTGGATTTGAAGATCTCTTATATGTGAATCCTGAAGCCGACCCTAACGACAACAGTACGTGGGACTACACCTTCGATGAGGAAGATGCGGTACTAGGAAAATCTGCAACTGAAAATCCCAGGGTTCATTTTCTTGACCCTGCCGTCCACGGTGGAAGATATAAGTTTCCGAAGATATATGTTGAACCAGCAACATACAACGGATGGCTTGGAGCGATTAGAGCGTTTATTCCGCAAGTGCAAACCTGCGAGGACAAAGATAATGGTTTTTTAAATATGACTGAGATTGCAAAACGAGCGAAGCAAGTTGAAACAAACCTACCGATTGATGCAAGGCTAAATGAGCCACTCGAGTGCCGACTTGAGGTTCCATATGATCGTCAAATTATGCCGGCAAATCATGGACTCATTGAAGGTATTGTAATTTCTACCATCAGATCGTACGCTACAGAATTTATGGTGCGTTCATTCCCTGTTTTTGGATCAATCCAGTTTAACGAAAACAACTATGACTCTTTGATATCACAAGCATTAGCTGATCACATGCATGCTGAAATGTCTGATGCTGGTGTTTTTTCCAACATTTCAAGACTAGCATACTATCTTCTATTCTTGGAACAGTCAGTTCAAGTTGTCCAACGACAAATTATTGATGGCCTTATGCAAGAGACTGAGGAAATAAGAGAGGCTTCTAGAGTCATCAACAAGGCACAAAACGATTATGAAAAACTAAAATTCTTTGATTTTATCTCTGGGTTTCCGCTGCCTGGAAATATATCTACGCAAATAAACAAGGGCCTTAAAATATTAGCATTTGGAAACAAGTGGAATGAGAAAAGTGAAGAGATCTCAGAGGGAGTCAGAGGACTTAGTGGATATAACATCAATCTCGCACGTAAGGTTGCCGTTATACACGACACCCAAAACGCAGCAGAAGTATTTCTATCAGCCCTAATTGCAAAGGAGACCAGCACCTTATCCAAAAAATTAAACTTGAATTTGAGACCAAGACCGCACATTTTTGATATCAAAAGGTACATGCTTTCAACAAAAGGCATTGTAGACAAGTCAGACATCAAAGCCGGCTTCGCATCTGTTGAGCAGGAGGTGATAGAAGGAGGGAACCAGCCTAACTATGGAACGATCCTTGATTGTGCTGGTAGCGATTTGGCTTCTCCGCTAGGGTCTATATCAAAGACCCCAGAAGAAATAAAAAAGACGGGTATCCTATATCTTGAAAAATATGTAAGAGTAATCAATAAAGACCAAACTGAACAGGTTATGAAAATCTCCGAGTTTCAACGAATGATATCAGACAGATCAGAGTACGATGAGAATCTCCCACTATCTGAGTATTTTGGCGATGCTGAAATAATTGCGAATAAATTGATCGGCTCGATTGGTGTTAAGTTTGGAGTTAGATTAATGATATGCTTAGATAAGCATATCGGACTTCAGCCAACAATTGACAAGGAGATTGAAAGAATTCCAAGTTTTGTAACCTCCGGAGAAGAAAAAATCGGACTCCACTGTTTCCCAATCGCCTCATATGAGCTTGATTTGATGGACGATGCAATCAAAGATATTGACCTAGAGGATCCTAACTTAGGAGAAGACATCAAATGTTACGTAGATCAATTAACAGAAACAGATGAGTATATGCTACTTTTTGATACAATCATTAAGGCTCGATCTTTCTGTTCGTTATTCGGAATATATTCATTCCAAAACTTTATCCAATCTATTGGGCAACTTGAAGTCGATGAAGACAGCAGAAAATTCATTAATCGAGGATGGAAGAAAAAAATATTTGACGACACAAAAAGACTATTACGAAAGCAATTTAGATCAGTATATAGCTCACAGGATGATGCCGATAATAATAGATCTTCGTCAAATCGTACATCCAATATTGATTTCCTTAAAAATTTGGCTCCCGATCTCTATTTAAATGTGAAAGGTGTAGGTTTTCTCCAGAGAATACGAATCGTTGATGCGAATCCATTCGATGAAAACGGAAAGCCATGCATCAATGAGTTTCAAAAACTATTCGAGGACTAATCAATGCCTTTGTCAATAATTTTCCCAATCAATATGAACAGTGAAAACAATGCAGGAATTGATTCACACCCTAACGACGATACAACAGCTGCTATCAAACAGAATATGAAAATGCTATTGTTGACTCGAAAAGGCGAGTATGTATTTGATCCAAGCTTCGGTGTTGGATTGCACAACTATCTTTTTGAGAATGATACTACAATATCTGCTCCTCTTATAGAGGGCGAAATTCGAGAACAAACCGCGACGTATATGCCGTATGTACAAATCGACAACATAAACATCCAAGTAGATTCCGAATATCAATGCTTAAAAGTTCAAATAAGATTTAGATACAACGGATTAAGCATCCCAGAGCTTTTTGAGGTAGAGGTGTCTTAAACATCAATCGCTTTTGCTATATCAACTATTTAGTTCTTGACGAGGGTCTCATATGTCTAAACAAAAGAAAACACCAATTAAGTATACCAGTCGAGATTTCGACACTATCCGACAGGACTTGGTAGAACATGCTAAGAGATTTTATCCAAATGAATGGAAAGATTTTTCAAAGTCTACAATCAACTCATTGCTGATTGATTCCGTTGCATATGTTGGAGATGTATTATCATACTACCTCGATTACCAAGCAAACGAATCGTTCCTAGATACAGCAATTGAATTTAATAATGTTCGAAAGCATGCTAGGGCACTTGGATTTAAGTACTCCGGAGCCCCAAGTACATATGGAATTATATCTTTATTTTGTCTTGTTCCGGCTAACCAAGACGGAACGGCTCCTGATTTTGATTACATGCCTATTCTTAGAAAGGGCGCGACATTTTCATCTTCGGGCGGCGGAAACTACATACTAACGGAAGATGTAAACTTTGGCGATATATCCAATGAAGTCGTCGCCGCTCGCTTTGATGACTCTACCGGCGCAACAACATTTTTCGCCGTGAAAGCCCATGGGCAAATTTCCTCAGGACAATTCTCCAGAGCCACAGTTGACTTGACAAACTCATCTTTTGAAAGATTCAGAAGAGTTCGGGTTGGTGGAGATAATGTTGTAGAAATCATCAGTGTTGTGGACTCTGATGGAAACAAATATTACGAGGTAGACAATCTTTCTCAAGAGGTTGTGTTTGAAGAGACTACGAATTCAAACGCCACATCGGAAGGCGTAAGGAGCATTCTTAAGCCATTCTCTGCTGCGAGACGATTTGTCGTAGAACAAGATGATACGGGCACATATCTACAATTTGGATTTGGTTCCGAATCATCAGATGAAGATGAATTAGTAGATCCTGCGAAGGTAGCGATACAAATGCACGGCAAGGCTTATGTTTCCAATTTTCGATTTGATCCTTCGAAACTTGTCGGCACCAGCAAGCTGGGCATATCGCCATCTGGTACAAATCTGACTATTATACTAAAGACAAATGACGCTAGATCATCAAATGCTTCATCAAACACAATAACCACTGTATTAGATGGGCGTTTTAAATTTTCTTCAACACTCTCTTTGGATCAAACTAAGAAGAATTCTGTTATTGGATCTTTAGAGGTCACAAACGAAGAGCCCATTGTCGGCTCCACAGAAGACATGACCACAGAGGAACTTAAACAAAGAGCAAAAGGATATTATACAACTCAATCTAGAGCTGTTACTCGACAAGATTATGAATCGATGATCTACAATATGCCAAACAAATTCGGCATCGTTAAGAGAGTGAGTGTGATTAATGACCCCTCAGCTACAAATAGGCGGACAGCAATATATGTTGTATCCGAGGATCAAAATACAAAATTAACTATGGCTAGTTCATCTCTCAAAACAAACATGAAACATTGGATTGCACAATATAAAGCAATGAATGATGTGGTAGACATTTTTGATGCGAAGATTGTAAATTTTGGAGTTGATTACAAAGTTGTTTTGGATACAAGATTTAAGGACAACAATATTATAGGTCGCTGTAATACAGCAATTAGCGATTATTTCTCCAACCAATTGTACATTGGAGAGCCCATATATATTACGAGACTATATTCCATTTTGGGAAAAGTTGAAGGTGTAGCAGATGTCAAGAATGTTCGAGTCATGCAAAAGCGCGGAGTGGATTATTCAGCCGTGAATATCAATTTTGATGACGCAATGTCGTCAGATGGGACCTACATTATAACTCCAAAGAATGCAATTATGGAATTAAAATTTCCCAACAGAGACATTAGGGGGACTCTAATCCGATGATTAAAAGATTTTATGCCACAAAAGACAACACTATAACAAATGCATTTGATGCTGAAAACTCTAGAGCCACTTCGGCGAACATGGGTGAATCCGACATTCTAGAGGTGTTTAGCATCTATGGTCAAGTGTCCAGTTCAGTTGGCTTCTCTTTGGAAGAGGCGAGAGTCATTATCGAGTTTGACGTTGCCGAGATAGCAGCAGATACAACAATCCCATCAAACGCAAAATACTTCCTCAGATTGTTCAATGCGAAGCATGGCTCAACTGTCCCTCGAGGATATCAACTTGAAGCACATAGTGTCTCTGGATCTTGGGAAGAAGGTGTTGGTTTGGATATGGACGATTATCTTGATCTCTCGTATGGACTGGGTTCGAACTGGTTGTTGAGAGAGGCTTCGACAGCTTGGGACACGGAAGGCGGAGACGTTTATGCTAATACTTCATCTGCTCAAACCTTCACCACTGGTCTCGAAGATTTAGAGATCGACGTTACAGATCAAGTTGCGTCATGGATCGATAGTAGTCGAGTGAATGACGGGTTTATGATTAAGCTTCCGACTTCGTTTACGGATGGCACTCAAAATAGATCCTTCTATACAAAGAAGTTTTTCGCTCGAGGTTCTGAATTTTTTCACAAAAGACCTTGTCTTGAAGTTCGTTGGAACTCTGCAATTCAAGATGACCGTATTAACTTCTATACATCATCCTCTCTAGCTCCCGCAGCAGATAATCTCAACACTCTTTATTTGTACAACTATCATCGTGGCCAATTGGTCAACATACCAGACATCGATCAAGGGGAGATATATGTTCACCTGTATGACTCCATAGGCGGTTCTGAACTAACCCAGTGTGTAGACACTCCTGCGACTGGAGGATGGGTTGAGACGGGGATTTACACCGCTAGCGTGTGCATTGAGACAACAGCTTCGACACTCTATGATGTATGGTGGAGTGGATCAACACAGTATCACACAGGAACTATCGAAGCAGAAAATCCTGCGGCTTTAAATCAACTGCCCGAGACCAACTACGTTGTTTCTGTATCAAACAGGCATGACGAATACAAGAGCGATCAAACGGCAAGATTCCAGCTTTACATTCGAAGCAAGAATTGGAGCCCAAATATTTTTACTGTTGCAGCGTCAACGCCAACAACCGAAGTTCTCGAGAACCTTCATTTTAAAATTGTACAAGTCGTAACGCAAGAGACGATTATCGACTACGATACCACAAATAACTCAACTTTGCTATCATATGATTCTAAAGGAAATTACTTTGACTTGGACATAAATATGTTAGAGCCAAATTACGCTTACGAAATTAATTTGGCTTTGTTTAATGTCGGAACCAAAACGTACGACGAACTTCCTTTCAAGCATAAGTTTAGAGTGGTGAATAATGAGTATTAAGAATCTTTTTGGAAAAAGTGTAACAAGTTACGAAGATATAGCACAAGACGTTGAATCAACAGACTTCATTGACGAAGTTGTTGCCAAGCGAGAGACATATCTTCCGCCAATCGACTTCTCTGATCCTGCGAACTTTGTGTTCTACGGATCTGCTGAGCTTTACTATGAAGCGGCGATCAAGAGAATCTACGAAGACTATCCTTATGATGGATCAAAAGCTGAGCAGATCGACTTTGAAGAGAAATCATCATTTTTAGAACGCTGGTTGTTCGAGAACAAATATCCAAAAACAACTGGGCATGTGCAAATGGGGACAACTGGTGATCTTACAGGTACTGGCTTCGCCTCTACTGGGACGCCAGAATACATCCGCGTTTGGGGAGGGCTGCATACAGATTCTGCGTCTGATAGTTTGGATTATCAACTTTCAAATTCAGCAAAGTATGATGAAGTCAACAACAGGAATCAAAATTGGAATTGCGATTTTGAAGAGGGAATTACTGTAGAGTTTTGGTTGAAGAAAGACACACCATTTGCTTCTAGAGCAGGGGTCATAATGGACCTGTGGAATGGAAAACCCACTGCAGATCCAGATCGAGGAAGGGTGCTTCTTTATATTGTTGAACAATTGGGTGTTCAAAAACTCTTCTTGAGACTAGAAAAGAATGGATACATATTTACAAATCAAATAAACGCCACCGGTCTTGATCTCACAAACTGGCATCAATACTCAGTATCAATGAAGCAGACTACACCATTTTTTCTAGAAATTAATTTTTATATTGATGGGTTGCTAGATAATACACTAACCCCTGTGATGCCTGGTAGTTCAATATCTGGAAAAATAGATGGTTATATCGGCTCAATGTTTGCAGATTGGTCCGGCAATGGCGAAACAGACGGAAAACTTGAAGCATCCTTGGACGAGTTCCGCTTCTGGAAAACCAAGAGGACAGCAAGACAAATCAAACTTAACTGGTTCCGAGAGATCGGCGGTGGAGCAAATACCGACGACAACACATCAGATCTCGGCGTCTACCTAAAGTTTAACGAAGGTATCACCGGAAACACAACGATCGACTCAACCGTTCTCGACTATTCCGGTCGACTTGCCAATGGTACGTGGATAGGTTATCCTGGCTCTGCCGCGCGATCAACAGACTCTGCAATGACGCTTTCCGGATATACAGAAGCCCCATCGCCAATCATATATTCAAGTCACCCAGATGTTTCTGCTCTTGAGGCAGAGATGACTCTTAGCGGCTCAGACTATGACTCTGGTCGAGGTCAAGCATTCTATCGCTCTCTCCCAAACTGGCTCGTCGAAGAAGATCAGCTTGAAGGCGAAGAGAACCTAAGAAAGATATCTCACATCTTGTCAAGCTA